GATCGACAGGTTGGCCAGTGTTCCCGGCAAATGGAGCGTCTTTATGATGCCACCCTTCGGAAGATCCAGACCGGTGATCGCCGTGCCATCGAAATAGATGTGCTCGATATTCGCGCAGCCAGACAGATCCACGGCCTGTGAAAGCATCGGGCAATTTCTGACATCGATCGTACGGAGGAGTTCGTTGTTTCCGAGGTACAGTTCCGTCAGGTTTCCGTTGCTGTAGGTTTCAGCTTCATCACCGATCTTCAGCGCCTGCAGCTTCACTGCTTTTGAGAAATCTGCATAGCCGACCATCAGGCCGGACAGGTCTCCTACGGAGGCGAGCTGGGACGCCGAAAAAATATAGATTTCAGTGTCATTCACGTTATCCAACGGACATTCTAGTGTCGTCTCATGGTTACGGGAGGCCCGATCCTGTACCAGATAGGAACCGTATTTCACCGAGGCATATACATCCGCATAAGGTTCGATGGTGATATCGGACTTGGCATAGCCGCGGACGGTGATGACATCTGAAAGCGCATCACCGGCATTGTATTTGGAATCGATATAGCGGAAGCGGTTATATAACCACCACTTCCGCTGCTCTGCCTTCGATCCCTGCAGCATGGACAGATACGACGCATTGCCTTTCTCCACCAGCGGGGCCAGATACTTAAACCAGGCATCCTCATTGAAGATCGCTTCCGGCCACTTGGCCTGATGCTCCTCAAACATACGCTCCACCAGTTCATAAGAAAGTTTCCCGGTGGAGCGCAGATTCTGATACATGGCTCTCATTTCATCAAAAAAGGCAGCCCGCATGTTCTTCCAAAGAACTGACTGTTGCCCGTTAAATACATCTGCGCCTGATTCTGTTTTATCCGTATCCTCAAGGTTATAGGAAAATGCGAGCACGCCCTCATTTGTGATGCCGATGGCGGTATCAAAATCGTAAGGGAGAAATACAATCTTCTTTTTCATCTGCTACCTCCAATCATAAATAAAACCACTGCCTGTTACCGCAGTGGTTCGTTCTCCCTTTCAGGGTTCTTATTATATTGCTGTGACTACATCCGGTCTGGCGTTCAGCTTCTCCGATAGAGTCGAAGTATTCCACGAGTCCGTTCTCATCTATAGAGCCAACTTTAAGTGATAAGGCTTCATGACATATGTGCGATCTTGAAGACCGCGCATTTCTTGTGCCATAGTTAACATTATATGCTCGGCTACACCATTCCAGATTTGATACCCAGTTGTGATGTTTGATTTCATCTATATGGTTTACTTCAGGGAGCCCGGCTGGGTTATCAAGAAAGGCATAGGCTACAAGTCTGTGAATCGGAATCCACTTAGAGTTCCTCTTTCCGTCATATAAGCGTGCCACCTGATAACCAAGTTTCGAACGCACTCCTTTTATGATTCTCCCGTTCTTTGAGTCAATGGCAAAACTACGAATCCGCCCATGACTACTAACCTCATACCTGCCGCCATAGCCTTCAATAGGTTTCCAGATTTCCTCTGTATTAATCATCCTGTAATGTCACCTCCCATAAATGACGGGAACATATTCTTGGCCCGGCTGTCGACCATCAGGAACAGTTCGGTAAACAGGTAATAGAACTCCGCACTCTCAAGCTCCATATAATCTCCGGCCTCTGCCTTAAACTTCGCCAGCCGATACTCGGAAGTATCGTGGGTGTACTCTTCCTCTCCGTAGGTTACAGGTATAGGCAATATTGCCCCGGTCGCTTTCTCCGTATCCGTGCTGACCACCCACTCGGCAAACTCCTGCAGCTGGGCAGCGTCCGTATAGGGCGGCTCCGTATCCGGGAAACGGGCTTCAAAGTCATTCAGCCATGCGTCACCGGAATAGTCCGCGCTCTTATACAAAACACGGTCGCCCGTGTTGTTTCGCACTTCCCACGACTCGTCATCATCCCGGAACCCGAATACTTCCTCGGTCGATTTGTCATTATTCCAGTTGTATTTCCCGATGAAGCTCGTCTCATCCTTCACGGTATCATGCCAGAAGATGACGATCGGAAAACCGTCAATGCCCTGCCGCACGCGAGAATCTTCCTGCTGTGCAGGCGTCCGGTATGGGCAGGCATCGTTATAAAGGATGACCAGTTCCACGTTGTTAGCTCCCTCGGAGGAAGCAACGTCCGCTTTATAGCAGAAGGTCGCCACCGCAATGGAGTTATCGCGCAGTTTCCAGTCATCCACGGTTGACCCGTTCGAGGTCACAAAACCGTTCCTGTACTTGGCCTTATAGTTTTTCCGCTCATAGTACTGAGAGGAAGTTCCCTGTACATCGAACTGAGCACCGGTAAAGGTGAAAGATTTCTCCGGATGCAGTGGGTCGACATAGGAACCGTTCACCGTTTTCTTATCTCCCTTGTACTGCGGGAGCTCCGCTGCCTCCAAAATGAGGTATGGCAGATCCGGCGGGAGCTGTTCTTTCACGATATTCCCGTAGGCGTCGTATACCTGATTTCTCTGGTACCGAGCCAGCATCTCCTCCACATCCTGTGTGTCTGCAATCCAGTTATCGAGGATCTGGCTTCTCGTCAGGTCGTTATCATAGACCCGGATGTTATAGAGGTCGATGGTGCACTCGTTGCTGCCGATGGAAATGCCGACCGGCTCCGTCTGAGCAAAGTCATCGTTCACGGGGTACTGCACCGCTCCGGACATGATGCCGTTGATATAACAGTAAATCAGCCGGTGCTCTGTCCGCTTCTCTACCACAAAAGCAACACGGACATGCTCATTTTCCTTAAACTGTGTCCCGATCTCGCTCTGCTCGGATTTGAGAAGTACCTTCTGTGCGGTAAGGGAAAGCCCTCTACCACCGGAGAGGCAGGATAAGATTACCGCATCATAGTTCATGACTGTCCGGGTAGCAAATTCCAGCTCGATGGTTTTGCCGGAGGTACGGAAGTCTGTCCCGAACAGATGATACGGGATCTGCACCCTGGCATCACCGGACACCCGGAGCACCGTGATGCCCTTCTCGTCCTTCTGCCATCCATCGGAGGCATAGTTGAAATTCGTAAGCTGGGCGGATACATCGCCATATTCCCAGACAGACTTGTTTCCCTCAGTATTGCTTCTGCCGTTGCTCGAAAGGTACAGGGCTAGCGCTTCTGTCTCCGCCTCGATCTGAATATCCGATTCCGTGACCTCAAGGGTAAAGGATCTGCTGGCCTCCCCGGAGCTGATCTCAAAGGTAAAGGTACCGACCGTATCCATCCGGACAGCAAAATCCTGTTTGCTTCTTCCGACTGTCTGCGTAGAGATCGTCACACCATTTCGTTTGATCACCACATCCGCATTCATGGAAGTTGGATCATACACGGAGTACCCGATGTGGATCGTCGTGTACTGCTTCACCGTTTCCGAATGGAAACTGCAGGTCACGATCGGTGTCAGATTCATGGTCTCAAGACAGATGATCTCGTAATACAGCTCATTTGACCTCACCGTCTGGCCATTAATCTCCGCATCAAAATACACGGTAAAGCTGTGTGCACCATGGCTCTGCTGCGGGATCGCAAAGGACTGCTGCCTTCCGGAAACCGAAGTCACGGTTGTGCCGATCTCCCTGCCATCCAGAATGAAGTGCATATTCTTCTGGATATTTCCGACCGGTGTGTACGGAAAACTGATCGGCCCGGTATAGGCTGCCGAATCATCAAAGCTCGAGGAAAGGCCGAGCACCACCACGGTGATCGAGAAGTTTAAAGTGCGGCTGTTCCCATAAATATCAGACACATTGATCTTGACCACCGATGTTCCCGCTGATACATACGGGCCAATGTCTACGACCACATCGCCCTGCTTGATATCGATCATGGCCTTCACCACGCCGCTCACGGTCACTTTCATGGTGCCGTTTCCGGTCGGGATCTCATCTTCTTCCGATGTCCAGTTGATTGTCACCGGGCACGAATCGCCCTGCGCGATTGTCCGGGACAGGAAACCGGATTTATTGGTCAGCGTGATATGGGCATTGTTCCCGGAGGTGCCGCCCCCGCCGCCTCCTCCGGTACCGGAGAAAGGCCCGAGCGGCCCGACGACCACTTCGCCCTCAGACGTCATGTAAAGGAAACCGTCCTCCACATAGGCATCGTCGATCTTCTCCTGCATGGACAGGCTCAGCTGGGAAAGCTCACGTCTGACAGTCTCCAGATAGTTGGAAACTTCATAGGACTCATTTTCTGCATTCGTCGCCTTCTCCAGCGCTTCCTTTGCAATGGTATCCGAGTTGATGGCAAGCTGAGATAACTGCTGACCTTTTGCCTCGACCGTTTCCAGTGTCCGTTCCGCTGCCTGCGCTGACTGCGCGGCGGCCCTTGCCGATGCAGCGGACTGTTCCGCGAGATCCTCTGCATTTGTCTCCACCTGCTGTGCCAGCGCATGCATATCCGACCTGGTATCCTCCGTCATCTGCCGGATGGATTCTTTGGCTTCATCCATGGTCGCCGCAGCTGCAAGCAGCTCATCGGTGCGATCAATCACGTTTACGAGCT